GACGACCTTTTCTTATCTTAAATATTTTTATTACAATGTAAGCTGTAATATATCCTATAATAACTGAAGCAAATGTAAAAATTAGACGATTTGATAATTCTTTCAATACGTTTATGTCTAAATATTTTAATACAGAATAAAATATAGAACATGGTAATGCGACATTTGTTATAAGTTTCGATACATTTTCACTGAATGTATGGTGAAACCAGTGTCTCTTTCTTAAAATATAACCTATTGCTATCATTACAATAATGGGAAATATACTCCCCAGTGACGTTAAAAAAATCATTTTTCTAGTTCTCCTTCTCTCTTAAATACATTATATTATACTAAAAAAGACTGGAAAAAGTCCAGTCCAATATTTTATTAAAAAATTCGACAACCTCAAAAAGCTTATTCAGCTTGAAATTCTAAGGTTATCGAACTTTTTTACTCCTGTCTCTGACAAAGAGCTACTATTTTTTAATCCATGACATAAGTTTTCTTAATTCAGCCCCAACTTTTTCAACTTCATGTTTTGCAAATTCTTCTCTTTTAGCTTTCAGGAATGGCTGACCTGCTTTTGAATCAGCTAAGAAATCATCAGCAAATTTTCCAGATTGAATATCTGCCAGAACTCCCTGCATTGCTTTTTTAGTTTCAGGTGTGATTATTTTTGGTCCTGTAATATAATCTCCATATTCTGCTGTGTTTGAAATTGAATTTCTCATTGTTGCAAGTCCACCTTCATAAATCAGGTCTACAATCAGTTTCATTTCGTGAAGACATTCAAAATAAGCATTTACAGGGTCATATCCAGCTTCCACAAGTACTTCAAATCCAGTTTTCATAAGTTCTACAACTCCACCACATAAAACTGCCTGTTCTCCAAATAAATCTGTTTCTGTTTCCTGTTTATAAGTTGTTTCAAGTATTCCTGATCTTCCTCCACCAATACCTGATGCCCATGCAAGAGCCACTTCCTTAGTATCTCCGCTAGGATCTTTTTCCACTGCTATAAGACAAGGAACTCCGCTTCCTTCCTGGAAAGTTCTTCTTACAAGATGGCCAGGCCCTTTTGGTGCAACCATAAATACATTTATATCTTCCCTAGGATTTATTTTCTTGAAATGAATGTTAAATCCATGGCCAAATCCTAAGTATGCTCCCTCTTTCAGGTTAGGTGCAACATCTGCCGCATATGTATCTGCCTGTAATTCATCAGGAATTAGAATCATAACTATATCTGCACCTTTTACTGCATCAGCTGTTTCTTGGATACCCGATCCTTTCATGGACTTCTTGCCAGTAAATAGTTCTGTCAATGCTTTAAAAGCATTACCCACTGTCAGCAGTTTGCTGAGCAAAAAGTTAATGACTTTGATAACTGGGGTAAAAATGTTAATCAAGCCAGCTCCGACGCTTGCCATAAAGCTTTCGAACTGTAACTTCATAATTCTAACTTGGTTAGCCCAACTATCAGATGTCCTAGCGAAGTCGCCACTAGCTAGTGAAAGCTTGTCTGTTACAAATGCAAACCGCAAAGCAACTTTCTCAGCCTCAGACATTTCTTGTGTCGTCTTTCCAAAGCCGTTAGCCATTGCATAGGCATCAAGCGCTGATTGAGTCATGACCACACCTAAATCTTTAAGTGTCTCTGTTTCACCAGTAAAGACTGATTTCAGCTTTGTGTAGGCTTCATCTTGACTAATGTTGTAAAAAGATGCCACATCGCCCGCTAAACTAGTTAAAGCTGTCGACATCTCGTAAGCTTTTTGTTCGCTGAAACCAAAAGCTTTCGTCATCGCACCGAATGTACCGGTGTATCGTTTTGCCATGGTCTCTGATAACCCAGAGGTATACATAGCTTGTTTTGCAAAGTCATCGACTTTCTTGCTCATGCGTGGGAAAGCAACGTCAACAACGTTTTGTACTTCGTTGAGATCTGAGCCGAGCTTGATAGCTTGAGCTCCGAAATCAACAAGTTTCTTGATTGCAAATGCTCCTGCAAGCATCTTGGCAGCTTTCGTTGCCATCCCTTGCAAGCCACTCATCTGGCCTTTAAATTGTTTGTCGTTTACGACAAGGTCAAGACCAATCTGACCAACTGTCTGCGCCAATAGCTATCACCTCCTACTTAGCCATCTCAACAAAGGCTTGTTTTAATTCTTCAAGAACTTGAGTCAGATCTTGTTCAGTTTTCTCCTTGGCAAGTCTCAATCTCCATTCGTTTCGAATACGGTGCTGACCTTCTGAAAATACTTCTAGCATTTTAGGGTCATCTTCGCTCCGAATTTGGACGATTCGACCAAGCGGTGTTTCTCCGGACAAACCAGCTAAGAGAGCCTTGAACTCTTTCCACTTCATATTCTTAAATTCATTAGAGTATACAGATAAGCCATACTGTGTCCTAAGAGAACTGACGATTAAATCGAAATCCTCAAATAGGTCATAGTATGGCTCACTGTTCTCCCACTTCTTCTTCTCCCATGACCAATGTCATCGCTGCTTCAATAACTTTAGTTAAATCAGCAAAATTTAAGCGCATTTCATCAAGTGTTTTGCGACTATTTTCAGGGAAGATTAGCTCAAACATTTCCATCATTTTTTTGGCAGATGGAGTGCCTTTTTCATCACCGATAGTCTGCATCAGAGTCAGTACAGTTGTTGCATCTGTATTGACTTCAATTTCAGCATCTTTAATTTTCAATTTTGGATTTTCTTCAAAATTGAGTTTTTCTGTGATATCAATTACTTTGGACATTATTCAGTTTCCTTTTCTTCAAATAAAATGTTGATCAGTACTTGACCAGTTCGATTTTCTTTGCTTGCCATAGCTTCGATTCGCTCTTTGGATTTACCGTTTAAATCAACGGTATCTCCAGCCTTATATTCGATACCTGTATCGATATCAATAAAATCTATGGTTGCTGTCGCGTTGGTTTCTTCAGCTTCAACCATATTTCCTCCTTAAAAATAAAAAGAGGGTCGAAACCCTCTAAATTAACCTGCTGGCACCACTTCCGGTTTACCATTTGACATAACATCAAATGACAATGGTGCAACGCCAGTTGAATCCCCCGAGATAAAGTCCTTAAGATTGATAACCGCGTCTTTAAATTTGATTTTGGTTCCATCCGGGAAAGTCCATTGAAAGTCCGCTTCAGAATCGCGACCATTTTTAAACGCAAGACCTGCGATGTAGTCGTTACCTGCATCACCTACATTTCGTTTACCAGAAACAGAAATTGTAACTGACTTCGCAGTCATCAAACGACGTGTCCAACCTTTTTGGTCAAATGGTTTCCATTCTTCAACACCATTGTCAAATGATACTGAAAATGATTCCATGTCTGCAATATCAACAAGTGATTCAAGTCCTGCAGTTCCTTTGTTTACTTGGAACTGGTTTTCATATACGGGGAATACCCCAGTTTTCTGAGCCATTAGTTGCCCTCTCTTTCGTAATATAAATCAAGCTCGATAACACGCTCATACACGTTATTATCATCTGTTCCTACGTCCACAGGCTCGTTCTGTAACAAAGCGATCATCTTAATAGGTGTTTCACCAATAACAACCGATTCTGCCTCAAATAGACGATTATAGAGGTACTGAGCACGCTTCTCTGTCTCATTCGCATTCTTGTTCCAGTGAATTAAAATGCTGATTGATTTGACATCATAGCTTGCCAGTGATCTGCCTCCGATTGCTACCCGAGGACCATCGATTGTCTTTCGTTGATAGATTCCTATACTGTTTTCTTGCTTATTATCGAGCTTGCCAATGTAGTAGTTGTTAGCTGCATTAAATGTTTTAATCCAGTCACGGACTTCAGCTAGTGTAATCATGCTTAAACCCCCGTGATTTGTTTGTAAAGTTGCCCGTAGGCTTGTTTTATTTTGTGTGACTTCTTGCCACCATCGACCCAGTCCTCAAACCACTTTCCTTTTGCATGAGGATTTTCTTTCGTCTGGAATTTATATTCAGGATGAAAGTACAATCGTCTTGCGTAAGGAGTAGAATGTACCAGGCTTACTACTCCTTGGGATGAACGTGAGTAGTCTGGAGCCATTGCATCTCCTTGCAACACACCTTTATCAAAAGGCACTACCTGCGCCTGCACAACTTCTGTATGCAGGTATTCAGCAGTCTGTTCCAGTGCTATGATTTGAGCTCTTTCCAGTTTGCGGATAGTGCCAAAATATAGCTTTACTGTAGACTTCGCAAACATAGCATCACTCCAATCCGATGTAAGTATAGTTAACAGTCCCGTCTGGATTCCTAGCTTTCCGACTATCGGCAATCCTCCTGGCAATACCAAATACAATTGCAGTCCCTCCGCTTAATGTAGCCAAATCCGGTGCAATATCACCAACAAAATAGGCTGACCCAGTAATTTGGACCAGCTTCTTCTGCTCAGTTAGGACTGTTTTGACACCGTCCTGATAATTACATTTTAGATTTTCTCTAAACGCCTCCAAAGGTTCGCCGTCTTCAGAAACTCCTTCTTGGTTGACTGTGATTGTGATTGGTGTCTGGCAAAATTGAGGTAAGACAAGTTGTGGAAATTTCATCAAATAACCCTCCTTGTCAATCCTGTTCGTTTCAAAAGTTCATAGGTTTTGCGATAAATAACAATACCTTGCTCTGTAGCAATATTCCAATTTGATCCAAATTGCATTGACACACCATTAATGCTGTAGTTTGAAACTGTAGTAGCTATCAAATCAGCATTAACCTCCTCAAAGTCAACAATCTGACAACAAGCCTTTTGGATAACTTCCTGCTGAAATGGTGTCAGATTGTCGAATCCAATGCCACGGATTCGGTTGAACGTAAGTATATCAATCTTGTCAGAAGCTGATTTAAGTTTGCTAGCCAGAACTTCTGAATCAGCAGAAATCACACCAACAAACGTCTTTTTGTAATAATCTGGACTAGCATACATGACTGTTACTCCTTAGCTCCTTTGAGCTTCTTGATTTCAGCATTAGCATTTTTCAAGTCAGCCAAAACTTTTTCGTACTCCTCTTTTGACACCTTGTCAACAGATTCACCATATTTTAGTTCACCGTCTTCGTAAACTTCAAAGCCACGACCAACAAAATCATTGATCGCTGATTCATCGATATCATAGACTCGAGCGCCTTTAATTGCTTTTAATGCCATATACTACACCATCCTTTCTTACGCTGTCGCGTTGATAAAGATACCCGCTGCTTTATTCTTAATCAAGAATGCATCCATGTAGAAGCGAGATTGGAGCAAGTAGTTGTCAGCTGTACGTGAGTCATGTCCTGGTGTAAATACTTTGATGTAAGAGTATTTTTCACGAGCAACTTCACAAGATGGGTGGATTAAGATGAAGTTCATTTGTTTCGCTTCATCTGTTGCGACACAACCATTTGTAAAGTTGTATTGTGATTTCATGCGAGCTGATTGCACTTGTTTGATTTTAACGTCATCAAGGCTATAGATAGAGCGTTTGACGTCGCCATTTGAACCATTCACTCCTAGCACACGTTGGATGTCTTTAGCCTGTTTGAAGAGCTTGTTGACAGCTGGAGTGACGTACAAAATGCGACCTTCAGATGGGACGCCTGCTTCGTCCATTTTTTCCATGGCATCATCAAATTTTTGCAAGATATTTTCTGCAGTCAATGTTGTAGTGTCGATAGTAGCACCGTTAGCAGTATACTTGCCTGCTTCTGTGTAGAGTTTTGAGAACACGTAGCAATCTTTTTCAGGAATACCTTGTTCAGTTTCCAGAGTATTTTGGACATTGGCAATAGAGACGACAAGGTTTGTTTCATCAACATCCATAGGATCGATTGCAAATTCGATGTCGCGATCATGTTCGAGTTTCTTTGGTTCCCAATCGTTTGAGATTGTTCCAGAATTAAAACCGATAGTTTGACGATTGTGGTCTTTGTAACCAGATACTGTGATGTTTGGTAGCTTGATTGTTTGGGCGTTGATAAATTTCACTTGCGGATTTGAGTTAAACAAATCTACAGACGCAAGTTCTTTTGCATATTTTTGATGCAAAGCTTGTTCGAATTGTTCTGCGTAGTTATAAACTGTCATAATTTATTTCTCCTTTTTCTTAAAGACCAAACGCTGCAGCGATGGCATCAGTTTGGCTAGTTTGTTGTGTTTTACCGGTAGATCCGATTTGTTGAAACCCAGTTGATTCTTCTTTGTTTGGCTTCAGTGCAGGAACGTCTTCCAAAACTTTTGCGACAATAGCTTTGAAATCTTCTGGTTTCGATTCAAGTGTGAGAGTTGATGTATCAGCCAATTTCATCACATAAGGTAGTACACCAACAGGCAATCCTTCCTCGATTGCTGCTAATTGTAGATTTCGCTCTAAATTAGCTTGCAATGCACTTGCTTGTGCCTGCGTTAACTGTTGCTGTAGTGATGTGACGTCTGGTGTTGCATCAGCTTTCTGCGACTTAAAAGCAGTAATAGCTTGAGCCATTTCTTCACCACTCAATCCTTGCTGCTTAAAATAATTTTTTAGCACGGTGTCTTCAGCAATCTTTTGCTTACCTTCGACAATGCTAGCGATTTTGTCATAGTCAATCTCAGGAGTGCTAGCTGGTTGAGTTTGGCTTGACGTGTCTTGTCCACCTGCAGAGCCAGTTCCTGTATCTGCATTATGGAAAAATAGTTTGCGTTTGAACATAGCGTTCTCCTTTCAGTTTTAAGGGTGTCTCCCTATTTCAGTTATTGTCACTGGTGTCTCCACGTAGTTTTTAGTCTTCGGACAAAAATTAGAGTATAAGAAAAACCGCGTCGAATTCGAGGCGGTTTATAGCAATTTACAGTGATTTATAGCAGTCTATTCCTGCAAGTCAAGATGTTGGATCACCTCCTAATCTTTAATGGCACGGTTTGAAACCTTTGCGTAAACATCCACATAAGTCTCTTTCTTGTCTCCGTTATGTGTGATTTCTGCATAATTTCCGCAAGGCTCGCTTGATGTAATTGTGTTCGTACTAACAAGAGCTTTCCAATTTTGCAGGGTCTTGCTAAACCAAACTACAAAGCAGTCTTCAGCTTTGATTTCACGATCTGATAAGCGCGAAAATTCTTGTGATGCCAATTGTTTTGCTTTCTCTAACATTTCATTCCTCCGTTTTTTCATATGTTTCTGCAAAAATATCAGGCTTACATGGATAAAATTCACCTTGCACGCCTTTGATAATGTAATCGCCTTTTGATGCTTCCATGATGCCCTCTAAGGTCACAATAGATAGTTTTCGAGTGTTTAAATCGTAGGGTACAGATTCAATACCCATAAAAGTAGCGATTTCTTTTACATTTTCGCCCGTCCACTGCACCGCCTCAATGACTACTGGTTTCTTTCTGTATTTCATTTTTTCAATCCTTTCTGAGTACAAAAAAAGCACCTTATCGGCGCTCTGTGATATTAACAATCGTAAAATACATACTTCTCACGTTGCAGTCTACGTCTTTTCTCTTCTGAATCATAGCCGTACTCATCTGCAAAATAATCGTATTGATCTTTGATACATTTGTCTAATTTTGCTTCAAAGATATCACTCTCTTCTTGTGGTCCATAGATAGCCGCTACAGGAAAAATCGGGGCTACTAAACGATATCCAAAGATGTCGCTGAATGTATCTGCTTTTTCTGCTACACGTTGATAGCTTTCGATAATCCGCATGACTACCTCTCCTTTAGTTTATTTATAACATAATTATAACTCTCAGGAAAGGTTTTTTCAAGCATTTCTCTTCGTTCACTATCAAATTGTGCCTCAAAGACATGCGCAAAAAACTCGCTCTCTATATTTCCTTTTTTCTCCCAGTAAACGAGCGAGTGCGAATACTTACCTTGTATTCTACCTTCACTCAACGCTCCTAATATATCAGATGCCGAAGAGGCTTTATCGTTGCTGTGGATTGCTTCGAAAATAGTATCATCAGATAAATTGATAAAGTCTTTACGTAGAAGTTGCAGTATTTTTTTATCCTTTGTGAATTCCCAACCCAGCTTCTCATCTATTTGGTGACCAAATTCATGGAAATAACCAGTACCAGGTCCGCGAGGGTCGTCTACGTCCTTATACATGTTCAGGAAGAGTTTTCCAGATTCATATCTTACAACTCCTGTTTCTGCAATAGTTGCAATCGCCGACTGGTCGGCTAATCTTGCAAACAATTCTTGTCCAAGCTCTGTACCTCCCTTGAATTTTTTTCGAGTCGCATCGATATACATGTGTCGTGTCTCTGCAGCAATCTTCTTCGAAGCTACGCCACTAGTATCTCTAGGCAATCTCTGACGATTGATGAATTTCTTGTAATCACTATCACTTTCGAGTGAAAGCTCTTGGTATAATTTGTATCCTTTTTCTGCTTCAAAGTATTTCAGATTTTCTTCTGCATTAGACTTAAGTTTAGACCATTCTTCCGCCCTTGATGTGTACTTCTGAACATTGTCTTCATCGAGACTGAACTGCGATAATCTGCTAAAGCGTTTCTCCTGTCGCTTAGCATGCTGAACTTTGTTGTCCAGTAACTGTCTTTCCTTTATGTCGTCCAATTCCTGATTTGTAAATATTTTCTCTGGCTCGCTACTGATCCCAGGGAAATAAGTTGTATGCTTATCTTTGCAGTTAGGGTGATACAAACCAGCTGCCATTGCAGAACTTAACAATGGATATGGACCATCATCCGCACTGCCTCCTGACCAGACATCATCAATCAATACTTTACCTTCAAAAGGCATACACAGAGGACATGCATTCGATCGCTTGTTTAAGATAACAGTATGAATCCCCCACTCCTGGCGCTTGACTCCCTCGCCCATTAGGTAGGCTCTTTTGGTTGCTGTCCGAATGGCCATGTCAGCGTACGATACGATATTGACCATGGCCCCGTTACTGTATTGGATGCATGTGATTCCCCGGCTTAGAAAATCTTTGGTGGCCATATCCACTGATTGCTCATATGTCTTAGCTCCCGTGTTAGCTGCTACCTGAGCATCAAATATTGTGCGCCTGTACTGGTCGTCTGTATACCTCAATACAGCATGCTCTGCCGTCTTCATATCATGCTCGATCGAGTTAAGTAACGCATTCAACTTTCGTTCATTGATAGCGAAAAATGAAGCCCCCAGATTATCTGTTCCACTGTTAAATTCAAAACCGTTCTTGATAGCTTCCAGGATAGACATTTCCTCATCATCCATGCCTTGCTTATAGGCTTCTTGGATAGCTGTAGAAATCTTGCTATTGATATTGGCAAACTCTTTGCTATATTTTTTGGCATTGGCTCGCTTAAATCGTTCAAGCTCTTTCAATTGAGCGACCTGCCATTGTTCCCATTCAAAACCTTCAGCAGTTTCCTCTGCCTTATGCCTTCCGAGATTTCTAATCATAGAATCAAGCAGATCGTTTTCGATTCGCTCAAATGCTTTAGATACATCATAAGCCATTGCAGTACACCTTAAAACCTTGCGCCTTAAAACTTCTCAATTGTCGTTTCAAAGCTGTTTTACTAGGCATTTTGAGGTTGAGCATATCCAACTTGTTGTTCTTCTCAACAGCATAGATACCAAACTCTACATTATCGCTCGCTATCTGTAGAAGTCCCTGCGCTTCCTTCTGACTCATGTGATAGATCCTCTGTCCTATCGTCACCGTCTTCAGCATCTTCAGCCTCCTTCTCTATCTCAAAATCGTTAGCAGCTTCATTCAATGATGGCACGTCGACTTCTGTAACACCTTGCTCCGCTTTGATTCTTGCCACTTCCTGGTCTTTCCAATTCTGGTCTTTTGAGTCACCGTATAACTCCTCAACGCTCGCTTCAATCGACATGATACCGCCTGTCTTGGCCTTAGAAACTGTCTCAACCTGTGATTCGAAACTAGGATTAGCATACTCACCAAACGGCACGTCGACCTTGACTTTCTGTAGCGGTTCCTTCTTAAGCACGCTATCAGCATTCAAAACCATACTAATTAATTTTGGCAGGTAATCTTGCAGAGCTGTCACAATAGCATTACGAGTATAGAGAGTTGCCTTTTCTTTCTCGCGTTGTGCCTCAGCATTATCTAGCTTCTTGACATCGATACCGAGTGTTGATGGGCTGATAATGCCTTGTAAAGCTAAATCAAGCGCGGTCACATATGTACTCAAATAACTTTCGTGCGGGATATTAGCTTGTTGCAATGTGATTGTGTTCTTGGCATCCTCGCCCATCGCTGTCTCAACCTTGATAAAACGATGGTCAAAAGGATTGCCCTTACTAATTTCGCCTGTGTAAGGATCTCTAGGAAGTAAGTTCTCAGGAATATACTCTCGTGATCGTCCAGAACGAAGAGCATCCATCCACTGACTCCAAGATTCATCCAAGCTATCAAAAGCATCTGTCTTACGATCATAGATAGATTGACCACGGCCTTTTACTTTAGGTGACGTGTAAATCTTAAACGGCAAGCACAAGATGACGGATTTATCAAATGCCACATCTACAAGGTTAGCAGTGTACTCTGTCGCGCTCATATCTAGCTCAGTTTCGCCTCTGTAGAGCTTATAAGTTAATAAGCCATAGCCGTAGATTTCCTCGAGCAAATAGTTCCGTCTGCGTTCTGTGAAGTGTGTGCGGAAAATAACTTCTTTCAATCTTCCACGGTTGTAGATGATTTCAATTCTATCTCCACCAACCCATTCAACAATAGGCAATGCTGTAAGTTCCGGATCAAATGAAATACGAAAAGCACCATCACCCATCACAAGACTATCTTTAATCGCCTCCTGCAGTTGATCGTGGAAGTTGCTATCTTCAGCAATCTCTTCCCACAAATTTCCTTGCGTTTCCTCGGCAAAGTCTAAATCATTCATATCGTGCAGCGTGATATCTACCAACCTATCAACGATGAGACCAGGTATTCCTGTGTGAATCTTTCTAATTTCTTGCCCAGGAGTACTTGTCGCTCCCCAAAAGTTGATGTTGCTATGTGGTAATTGCTTGTAGAGCTGGTCCAGTTCGTATGAGTCACCGCGATACCAAATTTGGTTCTTTGCTGCATTATCTTCAAACGTCATTGCCTCTGTAATTGTGATAACATTTGGCTGTGCCTGTTCCAGTTTGAGAAAGCTTCTCATACTCTTTCTGATCATGTCCATTATTCCCACTTTAGTTTTCCTTTCTTCCGATTATCTTCCTGTATGGCAACCATGCATACTGATTCGCATTGATTGTGTGATCATTTGCATCTTCCGGCTCATCTTTTCCTTCTTTCCATGAGTAAGTGTTTAGCTCTTTGATATGATTCATACAATGACTTAACACATAGTAACAACCTTGAGCTAACCAACCAATTTGAAAGTTGATCCGGTCAATAATCTTGGTTTTCTTATAAGCATTGTTAAAGATATACAGACAGCCGTATTGTCGCTTGTATTTGTTTAATTCTGTAATTGTTGCTTGGTCCGCACTATCAACAAAGACATCACGCGCCAATCCCCATTCACTACGATTGCGTTCTAGGAAATTGATAAACTTGACCACAGTATCAGATGGTGCAATCGGTACATCAAGCTCAGCGTTGTTGTAGACTTCCTCATCCAGCGTATATAACTTCCCGTCATCTGATATCCCTTGGAAAATCATTGCAATTGTATCCGGACTACTTGCTGAGTAAGCTGTATCTAGTCCAGCTGTGAACCGCTGGAACGTGACCGTATTCTTTACAAAAAACTTACTCAACACATGTCTTTTACTATCAAAGTTAACGAAGACAATTCCTGTTGCTCGGCCACGTAGACCAAGTATTTTATTTTTGTAGAGCTTAGTCCCAACTGGTGCAGCATCCTTTTTCTTCTGTATGGCTTCTGGTGTCAGTGATAGGTTGTCATTAAACGTAAAAAACCAGTAACGCCATTTAGGGTTAGCTGGTTCTGATAGGTCTCGCATAATTTCTTCCGGCACATCGCCTGCGTATTTTTTGTATGGTCTCGCCTTGTTGATGAACTCTTTGTAGACCGGTAAATCAGGATTATCCGGATTGAGCGTTGCCATCAAATAATCATTACGTGTGGACAACTCACGTACAAACTCGATGTCAGCCGTGTTGACCTCATCAATATAGACACATCCATACTGTCCACCGAGAACCAGCTTCCATTTTTCCTTGTTGTCATATCCCAGTACATAAATGATTTTCCCCTCAAACTTGATGTGAGGAATCTTCGAATCTTTATCACCATTACCACAGTAGACGGCTGTTTTATGGATGTCTAAAATTCCGTTATCCTGATTAATGATATTCTTTTCAGCTACACCAACTGTCTTTGCTGCAATAATGTGGAACTTCTTCGAACTTCTACTGACTGCTCGCATAAACTTAACACCAACACCAACCGTTGTTTTTCCAGCAGCTGTGGTACCTTCCAAAAAGTCAGCATCAACATTATTAAAGCTGTTGCAAAAGTCGATGTACTTTTGAGATAAAGGAAAGCTATTCGTCAAGACCATCACCGCCCAACTGACTAACGATATCGTCAAACTTCTTAGTTTCGGTTACTGTAGCATTGATATCAACTTTATCAGTCCACATTTGATGTCGTTTCCCTAGTAACTCCAAAGCTTTGTTCCTATCGCTATTTTTTGTCGGAATTTCAACCAGCTGAGGAATTTCGTTATAGACTTTCACGCTCTTTCCTGTTTTGGGATCGGGTATCAACTCAGCTACTTTTGTCGTGACTACAATTGTCTCTTTCGCCTGACCTGATGCAATCTCTGACAACATCACAAGTATTTGTTTTTGAGTCAGGATTTTTTCATCCTGAATCTCATCCATTCTTTTTTTGATATATTCAGAAATGTCAACTTTTGTCAACAATCTTTGTCCTTGACTTCTAGCAGTCTTTTCACTATACCCTGCCTTAATAGCTGCATCTGTTGCATTCCCGCTGATGATGTACTCATCTGCGAATCGTCTTTGTCTTTCATTCAATTTTCCATCACCACCTTTTTAATAATTAAAAAAGCCACTCGATGAGTGACTTAATGCAAGGCGACTACTACCTTTCGTATTAATTAGAAATCAATTTGAAAGTTTTCCTTTTTTTTATTTTTTTGTAGTCATTTAAAACCTCTGAGGGAATCAAACCCTCTAGCTTATAACTTATCCGGAATATAATTAGCTACGCAATCATGCAAGGTCTAGTCGCTCCGCAACCATTTGTAAGTTAATGAGTAATTTATGAATTCTAAGCCTACTGCCTACCCCATTCTGGGACACAAAACACTCAAAGGAGAGGGGAGGACTTGAACCTCCAAGGCCATTACAGCCCCCTGACATTACAGGTAACCATCTACCAATTCTGAGACCTCTCTTTTCATTTCTTGATACTACCATTCTAACAGATTTTTAGAATCATGCCGTCCCAAATAGTCCCATTTTGAACTTATGACATCAGATAACTTCTTCTAAGGCTAAAATTGCCTCATTCTTCAATCTGTAATAGGTTGTACGACTCATTTTCAAGTCATAACAAATACTATCAGCCGTACCTTTATTGATATAAGTCATTCGTAGGATTGTTCTATGCTTAGGATTTGTCAGCTTGTTAATCATCCGCCCTAATTCCATTTTACGATTGATAACAACATTAGTGTCCTTCTCGATTTCATCCTTCATGGTTATCAACTGAGCGTACACATCATCAATCTTTCTTGTCTGCCCACCTTTTACTTTAGCTTCGGCCCACTTTGGACTTGAGAGCAGGCCAGCCTCAAGTTCGTTGATTTCGTCAATACGACTTTGGATATCCATGTCAAGGTTCTGCAATTCGCTTAAAAGCTCTTTAGCCTTCACTCTCTATCTCCTTTGTGGTATAATAATATTATTGAGATTATAGCTGAGACAGAGAGTGTCTTGGCTTTTTTGTTTATCATCGGTTTAAAATCTTGACGACCTCACCGATTTTGAGAGGTACCCGTACATACTTCTCCTCGTGCGAAAGGAATTTAGGGATTTTAAAATAGACAATCGTTTGATTTGGTGTCACTTGTTTTATTGTATCAATGTATTTCACCAAATTGCTGTTAAAGGCGGCATTTCCTAGCAAGACGAACCTTGGCAATGCCTGTCTAATCAGCTTCAGCCTTCCTGAATATGGATATTTTTTAGGTCTCACAACCTCACCTCATCTCCAATCCTCAATGATTCGTAGTTGTCTTGCAATACCACGAATGTGCCATAGTTTTGTAGTGTAATTGTATGTAGGTCGCCAATTTTTTCCTTATGAACGACTCTGCCTTTTATTTCTGCGCCTGCGTTATCAGCTTTATAGACGATAATCGGGCGCTTTTCTTCTAGTTTTTTAATGTGGATACTCTGCCAGATGTTCAATACGGCGGATAGCAGGATCCAAATAGCTATGAATCGTTTCAATCTATGACCTCCTTATTTGGCTTGAAAGGTAGTTCTTTTCTTGCTTCGCTCATAATGTGAGGATTATCTGTTGGTAATGTTGCAAAGTATGTCATCGATACTGCTGCTTGACAAAAAATCATTTCATCAAAAACTAGCTGACATAACTCCACCTAACACTCCTCAATATCAAACACCTCGTTATCGTCTTCACTATCCATTTGCTCTTCATAAAATTCTGCAATTTCACAAGCTTTTCTGTACAATTTACCTGCAAAATCTCTTTTCATTTCTTCCATCACTCTACCTCCTGAACTTTCCAACCAAGAATGTCTGCAGCCTTTTGAGCTTCTTCCTTTGTATCAAATTTCTTGACATACTCTATCGTACCAGGTTGTTCATCAACTAGTATGACAATTTCAATATCTTCTTGATAGTTTTTAAAATACAAATGATTGCCATCTGTCACTACATACTTTGTTTCCTGAATATCGTAGACGTCAAGCCAAGCACGAGCGAAAACATCTCTGTTTTCATTGATCCAAGATTTTATTTTTTCTCCCACAATACCCTCTTTGAAAATATAGTACATAACACGATACACATCATCGCTAGGTGCTATCTCTTCATAGTATCCTGAAGTATTTCTGAATTTAAAACCATTTCTTTTTACATTGGCAATCCAATCCGCCACAAACTGCGGAATGGTAACTTTCTCACGTTCAACCACACCCTCAAATTTTCCTTGCTCGTAGCCTTCACGCCATTTTGCATGACTGAAATCCTGCTCAAATTCGCTCATGATAGCATTTAGCCAAACTTCACGATCATGCAATGGCAGTTCTCGTAGTCTTGCTAGTATGTTCTTGACATAGCGAGGCGCTTCGTCTGCGTGACCCATTTCTGGTTCGTCTAGTTGTTCAATTGATTCCAATATCCAATTTCTATTAATTGTGATTGTATCTGCGATAGGCCCCTCTGTATAAGGCAAAACCTCGATACGTTTTATCAATTCCTGCTTATTCATCTTCCACCTCCTCAAGTTTCACCTTATAGTTTCGATTCCCTCGATACTTGCTCTCAAGCTGAGCCTTGCATTTGGCAGCATCACCCACTTTCTTAAAAAAGTGAGTTTCATCTACCATGTTGTCAAAATATAGTGTTACTGTATATGACATTTCTTCTCCTTTATTTATTAAAAAATATGCTTATTTCGTGAATACTTTTCACACGGTTACAGGTTACATCATTTTTCACAAAACATATTTTATAAAAAACAAGAATGCTGTTATATCAACGTTTATAGCACTTGCTATTTTTACTTATTATTTTATATAAATGATGTAACCTTACTAATAGACACCCCAAAACATCAGTAGTATCAAGGGTTTAGGAGGGTTACATCACTTTTTTAAAAATTTTATCAAAAACAGCACTCAAACCGTTGATATAATTGACTTTTCCTGTGGTTACATCAATGATGTAACCTGATGTAACCGAAACATGATTTTTGACCGTTTTTTGCCTAAAAGGTTACATCATTTTCACTAAGGTTACATCACTTCTGTTTGTATATTTTTTCTAAAATATGCACGTATTGTCTTTCCTTTAACCTTCTTTATTTTGTATTCCCAATCCTGATTATTGTCCATAATCAACTTGATCTTCCTAGCAATCTTTTCACCTCTCGCGCTATCGATATCAAAGACATTCTTTAATATCTGTTTGGCAGACACACTCGATTGAAGCTTCACACCTTCATATAGCAGACCGGACTCATTGCGATAGCTACCATCATTGAAGTAGCACCAGGTATATTGATGTTGCTGAGTGACTGAGAAATCTTCCCATTCTTCTGGAACCAGCATTTCAAGATAGTCATATACTTGCGATTCGGCTTCATCTTTATAAGTGAAGCGCTCCTTATAGACCGCAAGTTCATTTTCGAACTCATCATCAAAGGTAAGGATAAATCCTTTTTTGTAAATAGCGACTGCTTCACCCCAAAGCTGGAGCACATCATGATCGGTCATATCAAATGGCTTGACAAACTGCTGGCCTGCATCCACCAGCACAGGCAGAAAGCGCCGCTCGCCAGTCTTGTCTCCCAGGTACTCAATTTTATTGCTGGTCCTTGCGATCACAAAGTTTTTAGGGAATTTTTCGGCCCTTCGACCGTAGGATCTACGGAAAGAAAGTTCTGTTTTAGTCACGAAAGCTTTTAACTCATCAAAAGTGGTCTTCCTGGAAGCAACCATCTCATCATCGTTGACGATCAGTGATTTCAGCATAATCTCATAGTTATCTTTGTCCATAAAATCCTTAGCTGAATCTGTATACCAATCGACGGCTATTTTTTGCAAGAAAGTGGTCTTTCCAGCACCTTGGCCACCGACAAGATCTAGCGTGTAGTCGAATTTAACCCATGGATTAAAAACCTTAGAGACCGCCCCAACAAAAAACATGACAGCTATTCTCTGGACATAGATACTGTCTTCTGCACCCAACCAAGTTTGAAATACCTGAGCAAGTCGTTCTTTATGGTCCCAGGACTCATAGGCATTTTCCATGTATTCTTTGACCGGATTATAGGTTTTTTCTGCAAAGAACGCTTCGATGCCGTCCCTTAACGCTCCGGCTTTAAAGACTGTTTTGAAGTGATTTTCTAAATACACGCTTAGGTAGGATTCGAAGGCAGACGGTAGCTGCCCCTTCCTCAACTGGATAGCATCCAGTTTGACATCCTCCACGATTTCGTGTTCACCAGTAAATTCATTGTGCCTGAGAAAGTCATTGAGCTTGTTATCGCTTTTCATTGCAAGCAGAACATTTCTAGGACTGTCAGCCACAATAGATTCAATTTCAATCTGTTCACCTTCTTCGTTTAAGATTTTTTTCTTTCTGCGCGAAAATTGCTTGATTGAAATATTCGTAACATCACCTATTATGGCCACCCCCCCTCATGTGTTTCTTGATCATCGATTCGACAGTCCTACTTAATTCTTTGTAACTAAGAGGCTCTACCGAATTGTTATTGGCTGTTTCTGCTAGTTGCAGTATACAGTTCGGTTCTACTGATCTGCTCAAGAGCCCCCCTACAAATTTTGCAAGTGTATCATTTCTACTGCCTTCATCGCCGAAGCCTAGGACAACCATTTCAAATAATTCAGTTGTCCTATTTCGTTTACCAGCACCTTTGCTGATTTGATAGTAGATATTATCCAGGTCACTACCAGAGTTCTTTTTGTTGTATTCCTTCTTAATGGCCATAACAAGAGATCGACTAGCCGTGACCATCGTGCCCCCCTCTTTAGACTTTTTCTTGTCCCAAGTATAGACACCTTTGGGAGTTTTAGAAGGAGCTACCAGTACGTAATTGTTTGGATGTGCTTTGATATCCACACCAGGCAGAAAGCCAATCATCTGGGTCATAGACACATCAGGATGTTTAAAATAAAAAATATGTTTGCCGCCACTAGCTGTCTTCGCCTGCAGGGTTGGAGTTATCAAGTTTAGATGCTCCCAATTAGCCAGACTCTCATAGCCATTAGCCTTTCCGTGCAGGTCCACATCGATAACGAAGAATTTATCAGTCCGAACAGCAATGTTGCTATCCGGATACTGACTCCAAAAATCCTCAATTTCTTGCGCAGTCATAGCTGGTTTATCAGCAAATTTGATCATCGGTTGCTTATTCGAAGGACTAATAGGAATAACCGAAAATCCTTTTTTCTGATAAGCCAAGGCATGTTCTTTCATTCCCATTTAGTAGCTCCTTAGAACGGCAAATCGTCGTCTTGAATATCCATCGGGTTCTCATTCCCGAATGTACCATCCGAACTTTGTTGATTACGACTTTCCAACATTTGGAAATTCTCAGCCACGACTTCTGTCACGTAGACACGTTGTCCTTGCTGGTTATCGTAACTACGAGTCTGAATACGGCCTGTCACCCCGATAAGTGAGCCTTTTTTAGCCCAGTTTGCAAGATTTTCGGCTTGTTGGCGCCACATAACGCAGTTGATAAAGTCAGCCTCGCGTTCGCCATTTTGACTCTTGAATGTACGGTTTACTGCAAGAGTAAAAGTCGCAACTGCTACATTTTGCGGTGTATAGCGGAGTTCAGCATCACGGGTCATGCGCCCTACAAGTACAGCATTGTTAATCATTATTTTATTACCTCCAAAATTCTACTGAACGTACTCTCATGAAATAAGTATAATCCAGGGTTATTTCTCTTCAAAGGCTTGATAATTTTAGTAACAATTTCTTTTAAGGACATATCTGAAATTTCAAGCCAAAAGAAATCGTTCTTAGTGTAGTTGTAAACACAATCAATTTCTCCGTGCTTATAACATACACCCCAAATCTCACCTTAATGCTGATAGACTAGGATCTTATCATAATAATCAATCTGTAATTCAATCGGACGTTTGCGCCCCAGTTCCGTATATCCCATTACTCAATACCTCTTGCTTTCTTCGCATCTGCGATAATCTTCTGAGCTTCCTTCAATCGATCAGCTGGAATGCTTTCAGGTTTGTCAACACCCATTTTATCGATGAACCATTTTCCAATTGTTGCAGCAGGACTCCCTGTAGCTTCAGCCATATTTTTGAGTTCTGTCCGAATGGCTTTAGCCTGTGCTCCCGTAATGGTTTTGGCTCCGTTACTTTTAGCTGGAGCATTGGCCGGTTGCTCTTGCTTGCTATTTGGTTTTTGAGCTGCTTTTTGCGACGTACGGCCTGCTTGGCTATTCTGATTATGATATTCATCCGTATCAGGATCCTTGTTGTCATCGATCATAAAGAGTCCGTTTAGCGCGTACTTACGTGCATAGCTGGATGCAGCACCTGTAACTTGACTACCATCCATCCCTTTTTTGCTATCATCTTCTCTAGCATAGGCTGTAGTCCCAATAGTTTCACCAACCGCATAAAGAGTCGCAGTTGCTTCAACATAGTACCTGTCACCGATTTGTACAATTCCATCTTGTAAAATCAATACCGCATCATGTTCCTTCAGTATTGGCTTCAGCGCTTCTAAGATGTCCTCTGCGCTTCGATAGCTGTACTTCCCAAAACTGTTATACTGTCCTTTGGGAGCAACTAAACTCTGCTGGATGCTCTGTAAAGTGACAAAGATTGGGGATTGTTGTTTTGTTACCATACAGTTCCCCTTTATAAACTTCTCAATAGATCAAACAAATCAGGCTTAGTATTTTGACGCTCGATTTTTTGAACATCGCCACCATTTGGATAAGTTAGATCAAATGTAGCCTTAACCCGAACAATCTCCATTCCGTGTACCTTAGCCAATGCTTTTAGAGCTGTTTTCTGTTCAAGATAACAATCATATGGCATTGTAAGAGCGCCTCGAATATCATCCACAAAACCGGCCTGAGTAGCCAATGAAGAACGTTTGTTCTTTAGTTCATTTAAAAAATGTCCGCTTCGTTTGTCACGCATTACAATATAATCACTTGAAAGTTTCATTTTGATTCTCCTTAGAAATAAAATTCAATGACACGCACGTCATGTTGTTGACGGCTGCCTGTTACTCGCCATAAAAGTTGGCGATAATCGTCATAATCTCCATCAGATGGATTAACAGGGTCTAAGACCACAATAGTTTTAAATTTATGCTGAAGGCCATCAACCCCTACACCCAAAACCTGGCTTGTAGCAACCACATTTGTCTGTTCTAACGAGTCCTTCTTGTCTCCAGTCCAAATACCAATTTCTGGGTGACGCTCTCTGATGACCTCTACAATCTGCTTGGATTTGCTCACTATCAGCATTTCTGTCCTGCTTGCTAGTAGAAGATCCAATTGAAGCAGCATTGGAGTATCTGCATTAACAGCCTTCAACTTTGGGAAGTCAATCTCAAAGCCGGTCTGGATTAAATATCGCTCAAAAGTTTTTCGGCCAAATGTCTGTTTGGCCATGGCATATTTACCATTTTTCCCAACGATGTTCAATTTTCTAAATTGATCTAATTCCTCCGGATTAGCTGTTAGACACCAGATAGGTTCAAATACAACTTCAAATCCGTTGTTTTCCTCCGCTTCTTCAATGGCTTCGACTTCCTCCCATCGAAAGAAGTTGGGCAGATTACTTACATATTTTTCATAGTCTCGGAAATCATCCCATTCTTGCTTAGAATAGCTGAACTTGGAATACTTCATCTTTCCGTGGGCTAGTTGCCAGTTTTCTCTTTGATTAGGATCAGCCATCCCAAAAAATGTTTTTTCTAGAGGGTAGAAGTTTTGTCCCTTCTTCCTGATTGGGGTTGCTGATAGTCCAACTGTATAGCCACGTTTGACCTTGCGATAAGCCTTCACGTTGGCATCACTAGACATGTTCTGCCACTCGTCAATAATGAACACATCGCACTCAATAGACTCACCGCTTGCAAGTCTGTTCTGCAATCTACGGTCCGTCATCGTTTCTAATTCAAAATCAGTGTTGTATCCTAGATTTTGATAAGTGCTATTCCATCCGTTCAGGATAGCTAAACGATTATTGATAACCAGGACTTTTTTTGCTGACTTGTGCTTTGCTATTTCAAAAGCACAGATGGTCTTGCCACGGCCGCCGTATGCCTCAAGAAAGATCCCAGGACAATTACGGTCGCTACGTTTAACTGCTTCAGCTTGCCATTTGCGTAATTCGATTGCCAATGTCCACAATCACCTCCTCGATGTCATTCCGTTGGGCATAGAAGAGCCCGAGCCTTGCTGCTGCCCTCACATCATTGTGATGGCTCTTGTCAAAGTTCCACAGCCCAAGAGCTTTCAGCAAGTCATTTGGTATATCTGTCTGATAACCTGCGTTTCGTTGCAGAACCAAATTCGGATAGCATAGCTCAATGGCTGCAATAGTTTCTACAACCGAGTTGTCTCTGGAATAATCATTGTCCCTAACCTCAAATTTTTCAACGACCACAATGTCGAATTCAAGACTCCGGCCGATTTTCTTAAACCAAGTTTTAAAATTTTCACCACCATAAGGTACTACCCAATAGTCAACCAGCTTCGCATTATCCAAGAGTACAATTCCTGTTGTGCTGCTTTCAATTTTGTTACTACTTGGATCAATTGCTAAAATTTTCATCAGACACCAACTTTCTCCGTTAGCACTCCTGGATAAAGGGCCGTGTTAAACCAATTTTGTTTGTTAACTTTTGCAAAAGCAAATAGCGCCTTAATTTCTTTTGCTTGTTTTTCGAATCTTCGAATATCTTCCTCGGATTCAAAAATAGGTTTTTCCTTGTATTTAGCGACTGTGACCAGTTTGTACTCCGGAGTAAATACCGGCTTTTCATTTCCTTGATCAAGATTTGTTTCGTCTACTTTCACAAAACGAATCGCAACATCGAATAGAAATCCTTCTGTAACAAGTACTTCAATTGATTCTGGTCCAATCACAACTGCTAGCGAATCCGTTACTCGTGTTTTGTTCATCAATTCCATTACTTAATCCTCAAACTTCTACTTTCTTGCAAGGTAGCACCTTTGACCTTCTTACCAGCGTTCAATACTTCCTTAATTGCGTTTTTATCAGGTTTTTTAGTAATTACAAAATATTTCTTTGGTAATAACTCTTCGTCAACAACCACAGATGGTTGATTTTTTGCCAGATAAACAGTAAAAAGTAGCCCCTTAACCTTGTCATGTCCGGTGATTTCAAAAGCTCCTTGTAAGCCAGTTTTAAGCCGTGTGATGTCATTATCGATTGACTTACATCGTGCAGTCAGACGATCAATCTCTTCTTTGAGCTGTTTCTTATCAGCTTCTTTATTTTTGATAACCTTGACCGTATTTTCGACTTTCTCCTCGAACTGATCAGTCCAATCAATCGAATCCAGGGTATCAGCTTTTGTTTCTTCGTCCAGCCCTTCCATATCATTGATTTGTTTAAAAATCCCTGTTAGTTCGTATAAACTAGCCATTTTTTTCTACCTCTCTAATTTTGTTTGTAAGTTTTGTTAGCCCAATACCAGATTTAGTCAAATCAGCGTTGGACGTAAATAGATGATTTTGATTCATTCTAGCAATTTCGTTTTTAGATAAACATGCCAGGTTTGAAATATCATAGTTTGTTTTATCACCATCCAGGAAAACGATTGAGTGCCCTTCTGGTATCGGACCAAAATTATCCTCCCAGACCTTGCGATGCTTCAAAACCCATTGATTAGGTTCTCCAATTTTCTCTTTTGGGTACCCATCTGTTGTGTAGTTGATAGTACCGACAGGAACATAATTCGGAGGTCTATTACCCTTTTTGAACTGCCCACTGTTTTTTGGCATATTGGGATACTTCTTCCCTTTGTTGTGAGGAGTCTGACCTTTCTCGAATCTTCCCGTCAACCCACTATGTAGATTATTATTTTTTCGATAACTCTTAATCTGTTTCTCAGTCAGTGATAATCCGAATTTTCGGTTCATTTCATTTGCGACATCGCGAGAAATCTTATTTTTTTGGATGGACACAAGGTAGTCATGTTGCTCCTTAGTCAGCAATTTACCTTGATAAGCTTCGCCAACAAGCAATCCTAAACGTTTACGCACACCGCCGATTTGAGTCTTGTTGTAATTCGTCCCAAATTTCTCATTTAGTAACCTGGTTACTTCAGGAGTTAATCGACCAGGGCATATCTCGTGCATGTACTCCGTGTACTCATCCTTCCAGCAAAGCGATCGGGGCATTGACTTCACCTACCTTGTCTTTGAATTTTTCAGCATCTAGCGCCAGCTGGCCAGCTTGTAGGATTTGACCTGAAATGGCGACCATCTGTTTTGATCGTTGGAGTTCCGTCTTTAATTCATCAGCAGTAAGATCCCTGTCGTCCAATGCTTCCAACTGAGCGAAAAGAGTATTGGTTAAATCTGTCAATTTATTTCGAACCATCTACTTAGTCACCTCTTTCATTAGTTTATTTGCTTCTTTAATCAGCAAACGCATAACGTTGCTATCCGTTTCTTTCTCTGCTGCTCTTGTCAGCATATCCACCCACTCACGTCTGTTGTCATTCTTCCAATCAACCAAATCTGTGAGTTCCTTTGTATGGTTGAAGTAAGGCGAATAGTCGTATGACTTATCTTCCAAGCGGACACATCTGCCCGCCTTGATGTCTTTGGCCAGGTTCGCCCTTACGTTGCTATTTGTTGTACCAACAACCTCAGCCACTTCATCACATGAGGCAGCAGGATGCTCTCTATAATATTCCCTAATTCGTTCCGCTTGTGTCATGTCTTTCTCTCCTTATTTCAACCCTACAGGTGGCTCTACATCATAAGTAAATCGCTTGTCTGAGTTTCTCAGATTCATGCGTGCGACATTACTTGCCATCAGCTGACGTTCTTTCTGCTTCATTTCAGCGTGATCATCTAGTTTATTTACTAGTGACCACAGGATGATTCCAACGATTGTTACCAGGTAAATGTACTCCATCATCTCGCCTTCTCCTTTTCTTCATAAATCGCCACAATATTTTCAAGATCTGCTATACGCTGATTTGCTTGTTGGTATTTTTCTTGAAGGTCAATCAATGCTCTGTTTAAATCCAAAGCTACGATTCTCCAATCAGTATTTATTTCTTTTTCCAACCAGTTTTTTATTTTTGTTAAAAAGTTCATCCGACTGACCTCATTTTCTTGCTTTTTTTCATTTCTTTCTCCCATGCTTGAGTCCCACGATATTGCAGATATTCGTCAAAACCTTTGATTGTGACAAGCTGGCCATCATTTCTAAGATGTCTCTGTTGGCTAGGTAGCTTCTTCATCTCTCGTCTCATGTCTCCTGCTTGTCGTTTTGAGCATCCGAAGATGTGTTCTAATTCTTTATCATTAGCCGAAACTTTTTCGATGATCACATCTTTAATTCTTACAATTTCAACTGCTTCCATTTTTGCTCCTTTCTGTG